TAAGAAGAGATCTGAGATCGCAACTAAGAAATACAACTCTACAATCGAGGCCGACAAGGACAAGAGTGAGTTGAATACTTTAATTGAACAAAGAACTGCTGAAGCTAGACTTTACGGTTCGATTGTAAATCAGATTCAAAGTCTATCTACGGATACTAATGTAGTAAACATTGCTCCTAAATATAGAGTGCGTGGTTTCTGGACTGTACCTGCTGCTAAGCAAGTTGCTGAGACTATTGATCAGCAAGTGGTACAATTCGTAGTACAATACAGATACATTTCAACTTCTGGTAAATCGCCTGAGGTTACTCAAATCCCATTTACTGAAACTGCAACTGAAAAGACTGCAATCTTCTCAAACTGGAATGAGATGAAGACCAACGTTAGAGACCGAGCTCGTAATGAGATGGGTAAATTCGTTTGGTTGGATCCAGCAGTTGAAGATGGTCAAGCAGTAAACTTCAATCAGTTAGATATTGCAATTAACCAAGGTGAATCAGTTGAGATCAGAATTAAATCAGTTTCAGAAGCTGGTTTCCCTGCAAACCCAATGATGTCAGATTGGTCTGCACCAATTAGAATTGACTTCCCAGTTGGTCAGGTCGACACTACAGATCTACAAGCATTGGTTAACAAGAACATTGCTGAAGCTGCTAAAGTACAACTAACAGATGAGTTATTGGCACAAGGTGTTTATAACCACGTTGCCGGTTCTTTTACAGCAAATGAGAAATATTACGCACATACTGCAATTGATATTGCGTCAGGTTTCCTATCTGCTGAACAAAAACCAATCTCAGTATTTGACAAGATTGCTGAACTACAACAACAAATTCTTTCTTTACAAGAACAAATTGCTGCTGCTAAAGGTGAACTTCTAGTGAAGTTGATCGATGCATCTGGTACGGTAACAATGATTCAGAATAATACGGTTAATCAGATCTTTGCAGGTTACTATACCGACGAGGTTGCTGAACTTACAGTTAAGAAAGGTCATATCGTTACCAAAACATTTAAACTTGTACTTGAGAATACTAAGGCAACGACTCTTGAATTGATTGCTAGAATTTCTGGTGACAGATTTGCTCCGGCTTATAAGTCTTTAGGTGCTACAGCAACTGAAACGATCAACGGTTTTGGTAATCCTTTAAATGACAAAGGTGCCATTGCGGTTGATGGGAAGATCGCTGGTGATACTTATTATACAACTGAAGGAAACTATGACTTAGTTCCAGTACAATACCAGAACCTAGCTGCTAATGATCTGACAAACTTAGATCTAGTACATGAACTACCATATCAATCAGCTCAACGTAGAGGTCAATTTATCTACTCAAGATATATGGATGTTTCTAACAAAGAAGCACTTTACATTGTTGAACCGATGGTTACAGGTATCTCATCTCTAACTGAGTATGAGTATGGTTTAAAGTACGCTAACTTTGAGGATGCAACACCTCCGACTTTATTATTAGCAGATGGTGATGCAGATACAGCGGACTTTATTTGGGCCGGTACTTTTGGTAGAAGCGCCGCGGGTAACGTGGAACCATACGATCTATCTGCTGTTAAGCTTAATAAGGATTTGGTCGATGTGGTAACTCTAAATACGATCGGTTCTACTAACTACAATACTGGAATCTATATACATAAGGATCATCCGGATCTACAAGGTTTGTATGTAGATTTTCGCACAAATGCTTTGGATTCTTCAGCTGTAACAGACTCCGAACTACAAGCAAGCGTAAAAGCATTGGTAGATAACGCAATTTATACAATGCCGATTCCAGCTACTATTGAGACTGGTGGTGTATATTCAATCTATGATCCAAACAATATCGGTTCATCTAACGTTAATTCTAAAAAGCAATTAGCATTTATGCAGATGAGCAATATGATTGCTGCCGGTGATAGATCATTTAAAATGTCATTTGACGCAAACGATCAATACTTATTAGGTGGTAGATCTTGTGGAGCATTCTTATTCTTAGCACCTACAAATGTTAGCACGTTTAGTGTTGATGGTGATAATAAGCAAAGTAGTAAGAAGATCTTCTACGGTGAGAATAATTCTGTAGCAATTGATGTTGTATTCCAATATAGAATGACTGATTACGCTGGTAATGATCCTGCTACCGATACTGGTAGAATTGCAGGTCAAACAGGCCTAAGAAGATCGGTATTGACATCTTTGACAGATATGATGCTCAATTCTCATTCGACCTAGAAGTCTTTGCTAGATACAGTGCAAAAGGTAAGAATTTAAACTCAGTTAGAGCTGCCCAATTGGTTAGGTAAAATCTTTGATATATAATAGAGAGAAGCGTTAAAAGCCATCTATTAAAGCAAAGATTATATAAATGCCAGCAACTACTATTTCACTTCAGGGTGCACAAGGTCTTCCAAGTAAGGATCAGGCTTGTTCGGACTTAACTCCGGCAGTTCTATTATATTCTATTCAAACAACACCTTCGTTTGGTGATATTTTTTATACAAATCCAAATGTATTACCGGGTACTGAATATATTCCAGGGATTGACGAATGGAGGGCTGGCACTAACAATAATACCGCATATTTAATTGAGGGTTCTACTGGTAAGATTATCGATATACAACCATGTGGCGGTACATATGAAGTCTATATATGGTCTGGTATATGGTCTAACAATCTAAATGATTTCTGTGCAGGTGGAGTTCCAGATACTTTGTTTTATTATGTTGCAATAAATCCTATTGCAACATTAGCTGAAATTGCGGTAGATGGGGCATATCCATTTATGGATATTTCTTTTGCACAATCTTGGCGTAATATTTTGAATGCCGGTGGTTCTGGATTACCAACTGGTGTATGGCAAAGTTCTATATTTGGAGATGATACTACAGGTCCTTTTATTTGGGACAAAAATATTCTCACTTGGACTGCTTCGACACCGTGTCCAACACAACAGCCGCCAGAATTATACTCGATCACATTAGCTAAATCTGTAAACTATCAAGATCCGACAGCAGCGCAGTTTTGTACTGATGTTAAGGCAGAAGTTACTTATTACTATAAATACGATCAGAATAGCAATTTAACATTAAAGGATCTTGCTATTAACAACGTTCCAATTTATAATACACCAAGCGGTGCTGATAATGGAAATCCATTGGCTATGGTTAAGACCAACATCTTTGATGATCTTACTGAGAATGATGGTTACTACGTTTGGGTAAATGATAACAACGGGGTTGGTTTCCAATGGTATGGTTTTAATAATTCAGCTGCATTAACAACTGGAAATTCGATTACACAAGGTGGCTCTTGTAGCGCATACCAAAGACCTAGTGGATATGGAACAGAACTTATATCTAGCCAGGATCCATTTGCATCTGATGTGTTTTATGCATTCTGGTCTTGTGTGCCAGTCGTAGACAATACATTGATTTATTGGCCGATGTATCTTGTGCCAGGTGATCACTTGGACGGCCAAGAGAACCATATGACAGACTTTGTTGATGTCCTAAATTCTACAGGTTTAAATACATTTAAAAACCATCCAGGTACTGAGTGTATGACTTACATGCATAAAATTGTTGCATTGGATATTAACGAAGCGGAGATTCTTCTGTCACAAGTAGCAGGTTACGACCCTTCTACAATTCAGCAACAAGATCAAAGTTACATTGGAATCTTTAGTAACAATACTCTATCTTTAAGAAGTAGTTGTAATGCTTGTGCATATCTAACACCGCCAGGTGGTATTTATGGATTTGGAGTAATTGAAGGTTCGGTAACTCCAAGTTTTGGCCCTAATACTGATTTAGAAAAGAATTACAATTTAGATAACGTTTCTAAGCCTCTGCTTAGAACCAATCCTAAATTGACAACAAATATAAAATTGGTTGCTAACGAGAGTGACCAAATATTTTTAGAATCTATTGATGCAACTAAAGAATTGTCTGCAGTAGAGTATAAACGATTTGAACTTAATAAGACAGGTTCATACTCGCAAGACCTACAACAATTCTTCGCTAGAACTAAAACTACAAATGAAATCATGTATGCTACTAAAAGAGAAGCAAGTGATTTTTCAGTTCTAGATTCTTACCAACAACAGATTGAAGAGACTTACCAATATGGTGCAACTGCAAACTACTCTAAGTTACATGATGAAGACTTTAGAATGTTTGCACCTATTTGGTTAGATGTAAACATCCCTAAGATGTTTGTAATCTTTAAGGTTAAAAATCCAGTTGACACCAAAGGTCTATCTGATCTTGCAGGTGATAAATTAAAAACAATGCAATCGATCTTGGCAAACGCTGAGATTGTAAAGACATTTGATCTGACTAGAACAACTGCTTTAGGTACTTATATTAGAAACCATGTACAAGATGCAACGTTCCCAAAGACTCCGTTAACATTCTCATTTGAGAAAGGTGAAAAGAGTTCATTTAACGGTATTGATCTAGATAAAGGTGGTTTCACTAGCAAGGCCGAGTATATGTATGAAGACTTTGTAAAACAAGACAAGCCTTTGATTGATGCTAATGATTTTATTACAGATGGTTTCAAACGTAATAAACTTGCTGTTGCTAACATATTGAACATTGAGTTCCTATTTAATGATCCAACATCAACAGACTATACTGTTAATAGATATTTTGGTTTATATGTTGATGCAATTGACTCAGGAACTGGATTGATTTCTTTTGCAAACGGAGGTAGACTTAAGTTAAAGAATCTTGAATCTTTAACAGAACCTACCATACCTTATTCTGCAATTCCATCTAGTAAGATGATGACATCAACTCCAACTTTAGGATATGCTAAGTTAAGAGATACTTATTTTAAAATTGAGAACAATAAGTTCTATGATGAGTCTAAAGGAAATCTACTAGTGGTTGATAGTCTAAATAAGATTCCGACTCTATTAGGCACCGATAAAAAAGGAGTTTCGGTTGATATTACAAGAATCGATGATATTGGTTACGATTATGTAAAAGTTGAGATCATAGATACTCCGGTTGTAAACGATTCTATTGCATTAGTAAATGTAAAAGAAGAAGCATACCGAATCAAGTTTATCAAACATATTGCAAACACACAAGTTGTAATTGATGATGTCCATGGACATACAATTACTTTTAATACAGGTGCTAACATCCAAGATGCTTTAGATAATTTTGAGACTGCATTTGCTGCTCCTCTGTTATCATTCGGTGCACACTTTAATTTAAAAAGAGAAGCGGATTCTATTATAATTACAGAGAAGAAAGCATCTCTTTCAAACTTAAATGTAAAAGTACAAACTGCAAATGGTAATGTAATTAAGATTAGTAAAATCTATACTTCTTCGGACGTTATTAAAAATAAATTTTATGCAGCTGCTCCTGGTGCTTTGCCTAAAGGTACTTTCAGTGGTAATAAATTTTCACAAGATGGAACTGTATCTGATATTGCAATTGCATTAACAGCTGCTATCAATAGTGTACGTGAATTTAAAGCTACCAACTATCAAAACTCTATTTATGTTGAAGCTAATGTAGGTGGTTACAGATTGATGCAACATGCCCTATTGGTTGATAAATCAAATAATAGTCAATTTGTATCTGCTGAGAACCTGGATCTACAGAACGAATTAGAATTAGCAGACAATGTACTTTTAGAATGGTACGCTCATTATTTTAAAGGAGGTAACTCTCTACAAAAATCTTGTATTGTTAATCCTGAAACTGCAGCTCAAATTCAAATTGGAGATATGCTACCTACAACTTATGCTGGTAGATATAATAAAGTTGTAGATATTGTAGACTATGTTAGAGATCTAAAGTCTGGTTATAAAAAAATAATCTTACTAGACAAATCTGCAATACCAAGCGGTGAGACCCCAATTTACGAAGAAGCTCCAGTAACAATGGGTTTATTCTCAGCTTACGACATTTATGATATGAACTTTGACTTCTATGATACGTCAAATTCAGATCTAAAAGAATTAAAATATGAAACTGTAGCAGACCGTAGCCCGATACCTGGAACGAATCCAGTTCAATATAAGGATATTAAGGGTTACATTGACTATCTACCTTATGCTGAACCTAGTGGGTTAGAACAAAACCAAATCTTTGCTGATAGTTTTGCTCTAACACCAGAAGAATATTTCTCAAACTTACAACCTCTTTTAAGAGAGGATACAGTTAGTGATGAAACGCTAGAAAAAATCTACAGTGAATACGATCGTTTGAAAGAGAACTATATTGCTACTAATGCGGTTAGATCTAGAATCATACCTAATATTAATAAATGGGTCTTAAAAGATTCAATGACGGTTCGAGAACAACCTTACTATTTAAACGCAAATGAAGCGTTTGGTAGAACAAACTTTGCTCCGGATCTTACAGTTGAAGGTAGAGATCGATTGGCATTCTCACACGAGTGGTTCTATATGGACAAGCTGCCGGTTTACTTTAGGTATGATATGGTGAACGATTCTTTTAGTTACGTGGACTTCATCAATAACTTAAATTCATCTACACCATTTGAGATTACAAAAGATCTATTTAAGAATACCGACCATGATTATTTTGACAGATACATGGTGGTAGACGGTTTGGAGATAGCTTCTGATTCATCGAATCTAACCTCAACCGATATGGCTAACTTTGATATGACCACATTCATGAAGACTGTGCGTCAGAAGAAGTACAGTTTGGTTGACGGTGGTGATGATCTATCTTTTGCAAACACAGTATTTAAAGGTATCAAAGTCTTCTTTAAGAAACGTAAAGAGTTTCAAAAAGAGAATCCATCTGAGTTTGTAAAGGACACTGAGTTTAACGGTTACAGATTTAGTACATTGGTTAAAGTAAATATGAGTGCTAACAGTAACTCAATTGAATATGATGTGATCCAAAACAAGAAGTTTGGCTTTGTAATCTTCTTTATTACATTAAACGTTTCAGATATTTGGAGCCATGATTATATTAACAGAAAGTTACTTTATGAATTAAAGCACAATATAGTACAGGATCTATCTGGAGATAATATTTACAGTGATATTAACCTAGACGGAGCTTTGGCTTTAAACATTGCAGACTTTAATGGTTCTGGACCATTCTTAGTTCAGGGTATTCAACATACAAATGGAACAGGTACTAAATTTAATACCCAGCTTTCAATCGGTCAAAATAAAACATATGGTAGGATCTTAATAGATCTTGGACTTCAATCTGGCGCAATCTACGCGGTTCAGGTTGTAGAGATTTTAAGTGATAGTGAGATCAAAGTTAAAGGTGTTCCGGTTAACGTAGCGGATCCTAATGACTTCTTACAGACACAATATCTCACACAAGCACAATTAGTTAACGCTGCGTATGTTTATGAAGAAGGTGGTGTGGATGCACATACTAAATTGTTAGTAAATTTATCAGCTGGAACAGTTGCTAGAATGTTAAATTCCAACGACAGTAAAATTAATTACGTTACAGTTGGAACTGATGGTACTGAGACCTTGAATCAATTTGTAATTAATTTCGACAGTGGTAAGGAAATCATTAAGACTGCAAATTTGATTACCGTTGAAGATACGAAGAAGCCTAAAAGTTATGCGTTATTCAAAGGTGTAATTGGTTATAATATTGAACAAGGACCTACATACTATCCATTCTTGATCAGACACTCAGGAAACTATACAGTAGATCTAAGACCTGTGGTTACGTTTACTGATCTTTATACACATTTCAAAGTAAACCGTGACCACGCTACTTTAAATTTAACTGAAAGAACATTTGAAGAGGCTTTATACAAACATTCTCTATCTAGTGTAACTGCTATTAAGATCGCTAAAGCTTACTATAAAAGATACAATAGAACTGGTATTTCATTTAACGTAGGCTTCGTTCAAGATGGTGGAAGACATGATGGTGATTGGGGCTTGGTTAAGAATCATTTTTACCATAAGGTAAATGAGATCAATCCTAGTTCTGTAACTAAATTGACAGCAACAGCTGAAGACCAACCAGTATATCCGTTGATTGGTGAAGTTGCAATCGACAAGCGAGACATAAACGTCTTTAGATCTTCTTGGGATACAAACTATTATAGCCGAGCATTAGCTGGTGGTAGAAAAGAATTGGTACCTGGTACGTTCGATGCTATTGAAGAGAGATCTTATATGGCTTCAACGATTATGAAGTATAAAGCAGATTATGAATTGCTACAGTTTACTTCACAATATGTAGAAACTGAAGAAGAGTTAGACTTGATCTTAAAGAATTCTAACAATACCACGGATGTTGTGATCTTCGAAGATAGAGAACGAGTGGTTGTTGATTTTTATATCCAGGATACAGTCTATAAAAAATTAAGAGACGAAGGAGTACTTGCAACTCTTGCAAGGTTTATCGTACCGACAGATTCTATCGGTGATAAAACATCACTGATTGACGATGCTGAGTCCTATGTGTTTAAAAACTTATTGGATCTATATGTAGTGGATTATATTAGACTCTACACTAGACCACATAAAGAGGGCCAAAGTACAATTATTTCTAGCAATACAATTGCAGATTTAACAAGTCATGCTTTTAGTCCAGACGGAGCCTTTACTTACAAGTTGCAAAACCTAACTCCACTTAATTTCAGGTTGATATATAATAAAAGGTTAGGATATTCCTATGATATAAGACCTATGGTAAAAATAAAGTCATAAAAATGGCGATTAATATAAAAGAAATACTACATCCAAGCGATTCAGACACTATTAAGTTTGAAAAGATCAACTATAACTTCGATCAAATCGTAGCCAATGGCGGCGGACCTGTAGGTCCTGCTGGTGAAAAAGGTGAAAAAGGTGAACAAGGTGAAACCGGTCTTAAGGGTGACAAAGGTGACAAGGGTGACAAAGGTGACAAGGGTGACACTGGTATTACAGATTCACCATGGGCTGGCGTAGTTCATGATAATGGTGTTTCAGTAATCTTAAAGACTAAGAAGAGTTTGGATCCAGATGAGGATGGAACAAACACTGCTTATTCTACACCTGCTGCAATTTGGTTAGGTGATCCTGATTTTGAAGAGGGCGTAGATCAAGGTGATACTTCAACTACTGCAAGAATTACAGTAGCTATTACACCTGGTGTTTTTGATCAATACTTTAAAATGCAACATAGTGCTAGTAAGCGCATGAATTTTGATAGTATTACTGACGGTTCTTATACAGAATTTAGAGTTGTAAAAGAACTTGGTGATACAAACATTGCATATAAGATTGATACCGATAGAATTACTTTAATCGCAAATAATGATCAACTTCTACTAAGAGGTAGTCAAGTTAAGATTAAGCCATTAGGTAACTCAAATGTAATTTTTGAAACCGACGGTACTGGTATTGTCGACGTGGATATGCCAGCAACCTTTCAGGACTATGTGAATTTTGCAAGTACCGGTGCTACTAAATTGCCAGTTGGTACTGATGCACAAAGACCTACAGGTGCAACTGGGATGTTTAGATTTAATTCTGATGCTGGTTTATTCGAAGGTTTTAATGGAACTATGTGGAGAAGCATTGGTGTTCTAGAAGATGCCGATGGTGATACTTATATTACTGTAGAAGAAACTACGAATGAGAATGTAATTAGAATGTACTTTGGAGGTACAGAAGGCTTAACCGTCGGTGAGACTTATTCAGACGGTGTAAGCAATTTAACAGGTACTGTTTATACTGAACGAAATATCGTTACAGATGGTTCTATTATGCCTAAGACTTCTGGTAAAGGTTTAATGTTCCCTACCAAACCACATTCAATTGGTGGTCAATTACAGGCAGCAAACTATACATCACCACAAGATCGCAGAACGATACATGATTACTACTATAGACCTTCTATCGTTGTGGATAGCGCAACAAATGCTTCTAGTAATACGCCATTCACAAATCATTATCCACAAGGTGGTTCGAATACAACAACAATTAATACAATATACAATAAAATCAGTGATGATTTATTTTATATCCATACTACATGGAACGCTAGCGAAGGCGCTAGTACAGTATTGGTAAATAAAGCTCCGGTTGCTGTAATGATTAATACTAATAATTCTAAATTGTCATATACTAAAGTAGGACATCAGGTTACAGCATGGGGTAGAATTCAATATTGGCCATTCCCAGTTAACCATGGTATATATTCACCGGGTACAACAACATACAACTTTCAAGGTAGAAATATAAATACACCTAACGGTGATACAGTCAACAACGCTAAAACTGCTAGAGTAATGATATTCCCAGCCGAGGCTGCTGTATGGCCTTATAGAAATGCTTCATCTGAAAAGGTAATATTCCCAATAACGGTTAACTTTGATACAACAGTAGGCGCTACTAGTCCTAATGCATATGTAACAACATCTGACAACTCATACTTTGGTGTAATCTTTCCAGGTATGGCAGGCTTTAATATTATTAAAGTTGAACCTGGTAGTATGAATATTGATTCTACTACATGTGGAATTGTTCCGATCCAAAATAATAGTAACCCATACATTAAGTTTTTGACACTACAAGATTTTGAGGCTGCATTTGTCAGTGCGAAAGAGGTTACGCTTGAATTTAATTTTACTATGGCTACTACTGTAAATTCATATGAGCCTATCAATGTAAATACTGTTCGAACTATGTACAGTGTTGGAAGTAATATGGCATGTGCATAATTTTAAATAATATGAACAAGATAAAACAATATATTGAATGGATTAAAAAGAATAGGACTCTGATTGGCTTTGTCATCGGAGCTCTTTTCGTTCTATTTATGTTAAGACAATGTAACCAGATTGAGAAGTTAAAACAAGAGGTTAAAATTGCTAATGAAAATACTCAACGCGAAATTAATAATACTCAAGCTGCTAAAGATAGCGTGAGAATTGTAATGGGTGAAAATGGCGAACTAATCTCTACTATTAAGAGTTATGAATTTGATGTTAGTAATTTAAGAGCTGAACAAAAAGTATTAACTGAAAAATATGTTAAAGCCCTAGTTCTTAATAAGAAACTAGAAGGAGTTAACGTTTTATTGATGACAGATCTAGAGATTAAGGATAGTATTATTGCTTCACTTAAATCTACACAGATTGATTCTACATCTGCTAAACTTGAATTTGCAACAACTGACGACTGGAAGAATGGGAATTCAAGAACTATCTCTGGTTGGCTAATTGTTAGAAGAGGTAAGAACAACATTCTAACCGGTGATAAAGTTAGTTTGATGTTAGACCAAAAGATTAAACTTATGGCTGCAATTGAGGAGACTGATGGCATTCAAAGTGTAAAAATTACTACAGATTACCCAGGTTTAAAATTCACAGACATCGAAAATATAAACCTGATAAATAATAAACTGAACCAGAAACCTGAGAAGAAAGCAGGTTGGTCTGTTGGGGTTGGCCTAGGTTATGGCATTATGCTTAGTCCTAGTCAAACTGTAATGGTAGGACCTACAATTGGCTTGAATTTAATCTGGTCACCAAAATGGTTGAGATTTTAATAAGATATGGCACAATCATCTAAATACTATAGAATAGACCAAGACATCCTACTGGAATTCATTTACCATGATCAGTCAAATCCGACTGCATATCATATTGAGGTAGATGATAATGGCAGTGAAGTAATGTTCTTGGATACTATCCTAAATGACCCGTTTGCTAAAAGACACTTGATTCATGAACTGGGTTCGGATGTTGTGAACTTTGACGTTACACAGACTAACGGCTACTTAGCAGTTGAAAACTTTGCCGGTAGAGCCTTACTTTTACAGAATGGTAAGTCTTACAAATTTAATCTAAATGCATTAAATAATCCTGCACAATTTCAAATTACAGGTGCTTTAGGTATCTGGTCTTTCTCATCATCAACCGGCATTGGTACTTATACACCAAACCAAAACGGTACAGTAGAATATACATACCCTGGTTTAATCGGAGGTAAGATTACTGTTGCTAGTAAAGCTAATCCTCTGTTTGCAAACCCAGATGAGAATACTGGCAATGACATCAACCAGACTTTAGGAAGATACCATGCAATTAAAGCCCTAGGTACTGATAACAAATACGCTTTAATTGGATATGACTCAACAGGGACTTATGAAAAGTTTAACTATATTAATAACCTACCTTCTTGGCTAGGTTCTAGAGAGTCTGATCTAATTCAGTCTCAAGCTGATAATACTGCAAATATTAACTACATCAAATATGATGCTGTTAGACTACATTTAAGAAGTGGTTTCTCTTTTGCAAGTAGGGGTTACCAAGGTTTCTTATTTGAAGTAATGACCGAAAGAAATTCGGGCGTCTTAAACAATTTGACTCAGTTAGTGTACTTAAATACTTCTAACTATGAGATTTCAAATCCTAAACCATTTGTATTAGGAGAGACTCTTTTTGCTAAGTTTATCGATCTTAAGATTCCAACTGTAGTTAATCAGAATCCAGAATTCTTGGATAGATTTTTTGGTGATGGTACCACAGGTTCATCCGATCTAAAACCAGATGCAAACTACAAAATTGGTTTAAGACTGATTAGTAAACTTGAAACTGTAGCTGGATATGATTATTTTTATACAGCAGAAGAGAACAACTTAACAATTCCTAGAGAAGATGAGTTTCAGAGTTTTACAGCAGTTGTAGAACAAGCCAATGACGGAGATTACTTTAAGATCTATGGTGAAAGATTTGGGGCTATTGATAAATTTGAATCTTACATTCTTGAAAGAATCAATCTAACGAGCGATGATATTGTTGTACTTTACGAGGTTGAACAATTTGAACAGATTGGTTCTAGTGAAGTAAAGACATTCTCAACCATATTCTCACAAACTGAAGATTTTAGCAATCCAATCTTATTTAGACCTGTTGTAATGAACGCAAACGTTGCAGTTAACTTTTCAATCGACGTAACGATGAGAATCTACAACCAGACTGATAATACACAGATTGTAAAGAAAGCTTCTCTAACAGTACCTCAAGCTGCGAAGTATGGTAAACGTATGATGCAAGTTAAAATAAATGGTAACGCAACTTCAGAAGTTTACAACATTTTGCCTAATATTAGCGCAAACCGAAACGTAAGAGATGTAATTGAAAATGCTTTACCAAGAAGTATTAAGAAAGTGCCTGCATTCGTAGAAAGATACAATGTTGTAGCTTCAAGTTCAACATTAGAGTTTTCTGAATCAGTAGGTACAAACGCACAAACTGAAGCAGTAGAGATTGATACAACTCCTTATGTTGCTGAAGATCAACTTACAATCTACGTATCTCCATTTGCAGCGTACTTTAAATTTAAAGTGGCAAAGAATAGAGATGGTGGTATTGAAAATCTATCGTTTGATAACGCAGAATCAGTTGTACTTTCATTTATTGATGGACAAAACAAACTTAGATTCATTCACCACCCAGATCCTAGTGTGAATATGGCTGCTGGTGAAGTGATGTTCTTTATCAATGAAGCTAATGCCGCTGCAATTAGAGGTATGGCAAATAGAAAGTTCTATATCTCATTAAATAACGGTACGACCGAAACCATGGTCTTTAAAGGTAACTTTACAATCTAATGATTTTAAATAGCAGAAATAACTCTTTTGACTTTAAGTTTCCTAGGAAGTTTATTCCAGCCGAGGTTGCCGAGAAGTATAAAAAATATTTACAGAAGGTACCAAACTCGTTATTGGCAGAGCCAATTGACTTTGTTAACTATTCAATTCAAGGAATCAACATTCCGGGCATTACCTTTGATCCAGTTACACAGCAAGATAACGACGGTACTATTAGATACCATAGAGGAGCGGTTCCGATTCAGAACACTATTAATCGTGAGTTCACTGTGACTTTACAGTTGCTAGATGGTTACATTAACTATTGGATCATGATGGACACCCTACTTTACTACTATGCTAGAAGTACAAAGGATCCTTATTGCCCAGATGTAACGCTTAGAATCCTAGATGCTGAAGGTGCAAGTGTTGCATATATGGAATTCCAGAAGCCAATCTTAAAGTCAATTAACGACCTAAACTTAAACTTCTCAGAGAACATATCGGCATTTAGTACATTTGAATTAAGCTTCACCTATAATAAGTTAGCTCTGAAGATTGAAATTGATTGATATATAAACCATGGAAAAAACTATTAAAACGTTTAACGCATATCTAACCGAGAACGAAGTTTCTGAAAAGGATCTTCAATTAATTCAAGAAGGTTTACAAGAAGAATGGACCCCTGAGTTAGAAGCTAAAGTCAATGCAGCTATGGATGCGTTCATTGCAGAATATCAGAATGAAGATGGTTCTTTTGACATTAATAGACTTAATGAAGAGATGACCAATGAGGGTATCTTAGGTACAATCATCGGTGGTTTAACTGGTTTCGCTTTAGGTAAATCAGTCGGCCAAGTTATCGCAAGAGTACTTGGTGTTGAAAAAGGAATCTTGTATGATCTATTAACGTCACGATTGGTTGGTACCGCTTTAGGTGCTTCGATCGGTAAAAGAATGTAATATGAATTTTGTCGCAGTCGACTTCTCACTTAACTCACCAGGTATTTGTATCTATAACGACAAGAGTAAGAAGTATCATTTTATAAGTTACATCAAACCTAATACCGGAACTAAGAGTGAACAGAAGTTTCAGGAAGAATTAGGAATGCTAAAAGATGTAACCTTAATCCACCAACCAGATTTTTCAAGAGAAGAAGGTTATTCAGACGGAGAGCTTGCAAAGGTTAAGCGCTACGATCGAATGGCTGACGAGATCATTAATCTTATTATGCAGAACAGTCATGAAGGTGACGGATTCTTAGTTTCATTCGAAGGCACTTCTTATGGTTCTAAGATGGGCACTAACAATATGATTGATATGGCAGCAGGAGCAGCAATCTTAAAACTTAAGATGCTTAAAGCCCTAAAGCCAGATGATCTGCTTACAATCGCACCGACCACAATTAAGAAATTTGCTGGTAAAGGTAATATGAACAAGCTGGAACTTTTTGCAGCTTTCCAAGAAAATCGAATCAATGACCAATCTCTGCTTAAAAGCGAATTCTTCGGTCTTGTCTCTGCTTTAGACTGTGGGAAGAAGATTCCTAAACCGCTTGATGACCTTGTGGATGCTTTCTTTCTCGCTGCTTTGTGTGCTTCTGGCACTCTGGCTTCCAGCTAACCTTATCTTTCCCAAAAGGAACAATACTTATATGCAAGGCCCAGGCCCTTTGTTCCAAAAAAAGTGCAAATTATTTCAAAAAAGTTTTTAAGCAAAGCTAGGAAACAAAGCTAAGCCAAGATATATAATATGTACACGATGGAGTATTCCAAAGGTATAGAGAAAACAATGGTTACGATACATTATTTCCGCTTCAACGAGATCCTCGTATTAATGGTACGAGAAGGCAAACTTTCTAATTCAGAACGTTTAGACCTACTCGCGAAGGCAGGGCTGCTTAGGCTTGAGGAGAATAAATGGAAGCAAGAAGATGGATCTATCCTAACGTTGATCGAACCTTGAAACTATTCAATCGCGTATACTATAAGTACTGAAAGATCATAAAGGTTTTTTAAAGTTTAACAGTTTAACAAATTAAAGTAATTAAAGACATGGCAGATTTTGACATTTTTAATCTGGGCGTAGAAGATGTAGACACACATCAGCCCCAAGCAACTGGTTCCTCAAATGAGGTTTACAAACCAACAGCCGATGACGGCAAAGACGGAACTTACAAAGCACTTATTCGCTTCGTTCCTAATCCTGCGAACCCTCGCAAATCCCTAATCCAAAAGTATGTACACTGGTTAACTGACTCATCTGGAGACGGTAAGCTTGTAGACTCTCCTTCATCAATTGGTGAAAAGTGTCCTATTGCTGACGTATTCTGGAAGCTTCGTAAATCAGACTCAGCTGTAGATCGTAAAGCATCAGAAAAGCTTAAGCGTCGCGAGCAGTACTATGCATTGATCAAGATCATTAAAGATCCACAAAACCCTGATTTAGAAGGTCAGTACAAGATCTTCAAATTCGGTTACAAAATCAAAGAGAAGATTGATGCTGAGTTGAAACCAGACTTTGGTGAGCCAACACAAGTATTTGACCTTTTTGAAGGTAAAAACTTTGAGTTGATCATTACTCGTCAAGGTGAGTACAACAACTACGACAAATCTAAATTTTCTGCAACTCGTTCTGCAATTGCAATCAACGGAGAACCAGCAGAGCGTACAAAGGAAAACATGGCAGTAATTAAAGGTGAGTTGGACGCAGCTCCTTCACTTGACACTTACGACTACAAAGCATGGGACGAAGAGACTCGTAACTTTGTAAACGGAGTATTGCGCATGTATTTGAATCCAGGAGATTCTATCGGCGAGATCACTAGCAATAGTAGTTCACGAGCATCTAAACCTGCAGCACCTAAAGTTAAAGAGGCCGCTGGAGCAACTTCAAGCAACGAAGATTCATTCGATCTTACTGAGGATACAACTCCACAAGCTAAGAACAACGTGAGCTCAGAAGACGATCTAGATGCATTCTTGAATGACCTCGACATCTAACATACAATTAACCGAACAGCTTAAGGAGAAAATCAAGCGTGCTCTTAAGGCCCTTGTGGTACAAGAACATGCAACTCCGAACAAGCAACTACTTAAGAGCATGCCAGGGCGAATAACCCTGGCATGTCCTTATTGTGGCGACTCGCATACTGATGACACGAAGAAACGTGGCAACATGTACTGGGATACGCTGCAATACCACTGCTATAACTGCAGCCATCATACCAATGTACATACTCTACTTAAAGATCATCAACTGAAACTTGATAAATCAGAAGATGCATTTACGGTAATTGACTTTATTCAGCAAAATAAGACTAGGATCGAAGATGCTGATACAATGAAGCATGAGATCTTAAGTAAGGTTGAAGAGTTGGCTATTACGGTTGATGAGTTCAAACAACATTTTGGTGCTAAGAAGATCGAGCCAGGTGACTGGATTTGGTTTAAGCTTAAGGAACGTCTGTTACATAATAGAGCAGATGAATTCTTATATAGCCCAAAAGGCCATCGCCTCTGGATCTTGAACTTTACAACAACTGGAAAGATTATGGGAGCTCAAATCAGAAAGATGAAGGGCTACGGTACGCGCTATCTAACATACGATCTCGGAAAACTATATGATGAGATGGGGAAAGAATTAAACCTCGAACCTGAGGTTCTAAACCATGTCAATAAGGCTTCTACACTCTTTGGTATCATGCAGGTAAACTTTCAGCAACCGGTAACTCTATTTGAAGGACCGATTGACGCAAAGTTCATGCACAACTCTATTGCTCTTGCAACTGCTGGTAGATCAACCGAAGAGTTTGATGAGATGGCAACCATCCGTTATATGTTTGACAACGATGAAACCGGTAAGAAGAAAATGGCAGAGAAACTACGCAAAGGTAGACCAGTATTTATGTGGACAAAATTCCTCCGTGAAACTGGGCTAGATAAATATAACATCAAGGATCTAAATGACATGATGTTGAAATGTTATGAGTCTAAAAGCCAAGCTCATAAAAAGATCGATCAGTATTTCACATCAAGCCCTCTAGACCTATGGTACGTATAGACGATTTTAAAGTGGAAGAACATTTAGATGATTTTTATCGAGACGGAGCTAGGTTCAAGAACATGAAACTGCTAATCGACTTTAACCAGATTCAGGTTAAGGTTGACACACCTCCTTTTGATCCAGGGAAACCGAAGTTCAAAAAGAAACAAACGATTAGCACCCACATTAAACCAAGAGGCAACGATAAATCTCTATTTTAACAATGAGCAAAGAAAAGATATTAGCACTCGACACTAAGTTAAGTGAACAGAGGACTGAATGGTCCAACAGAATTAAAGAATTAGCGCAGGGTTTAAGACATATAAATACCTTAGAGATTACCATCTCTGATGTGTTATCTTCTAGACAAACGTTGATTGATCAGATCGCATATATTAATGTGAAGATCAGAGAACAAAAGGCTAAGTTGAACTCTAGATATAGAGACTGTTACATCCGTTATTATGAATATGACTACAAGCTTGGAGAGAAGCAGAAAGAGAAGTTCATTGAGAATGATATGGAAGCAGACAACACAATTTTAGCGCACTTAGAGAATCAATTAGACTTCTTTAAGGAATCGGTTAAGACCTTAGATAATATGGGCTTCGCCATCCGAAATAGACTTGCATTAAAAGATCTATAAGGAGAAGAAACAACAATGAAAAAAGAATGGAGATCAGTTTAACAGAAAATATGCAGTTGCTCAGGATCGACTCGGCTTCCGAAATGGAGATCGAGCAGCTGAATATTTCTTTAAACCGAAGAGTTGAAAACTGGCGCTTCCATCCACTGGTAAAAAAAGGTCTTTGGGACGGATACATCTCTTATATCAAGGATGATAAATGGATTCCAGCTGGACTTTGGCGTGAAGTAATGACCATCTGTAAAGAGTACAATTATGAACTCAAGATCAATGGCATTACTAATCTATTTGATAGAAACATCCAAGCAGAATCATTTGAAACTTGGGCAATAGATTTCTTTGAAGGTTCAAAGATTACACCAAGAGACTATCAGATTGATGCAGCATTCAACATCTTAAAGTTTAGAAAGTGCCTAGCAGAATTGGCAACATCTGCAGGTAAGACCTTAATCAGCTTCTTGACAATCGCATATATGATTGAAAAGAAGAAAGCTGAAAGGATCCTATTTATTGTGCCAAACGTCTCACTGGTGGTTCAAGCTAGTGAAGACTTCTTAGAGTACAATTGGCAAAATAGAGTGCCAATCAAAGTACAACAAATTTATAGCGGCCAAAAGGTAAGACCTGGTCGTAATGTAGTGATTGGTACCTACCAGTCATTGGTTAAGAAAGACAAAGAATACTTTTCGCAGTTTGACGCTGTAATCATCGATGAGACACACAAAGCCAAGTCAGCATCAATTAAAACAATCCTATCTAAATGTACAAATGCAAATTATAGATATGGCCTTTCAGGTACCATACCTAAACCAGGTACATTAGACCGATTGACGTTGATGTCTTATACAGGCCCAGTTATTGCCGATGTCAGTGCAAACTTTCTTCAAAACGAAGGACATATCGCAAAATGCCAAGTTAAAGTAATTCAGATGGATTATGCCACTGAAGGTGCTAAGAATGCATTTCGCGAGATGGCATTTAATAAATACGAGAACAAAGATGTTTTCAAATTTGAACAGAATTATATCATCAATTCCCCAGGTCGTCTTAACTTTATTTGCAGCATCATTTCCAGAGTACGCAGGAATAGCCTTGTATTATTCCATAGGATTGAACATGGCAGAAAGATCTATGAAAAACTTCGCCAAGAGAGTGACAAGACGGTTTACTATGTCGATGGCGGTATTGACAAAGACATTCGAGAAGAATTTAAAAAGAAAATGGAGGCCGGAGAAGAGATTGTAATCGTAGCTTCTTACGGTACATTCTCAACTGGTATCTCAATCAAGAAGATCCACAATATCTTCTTTACGGAGTCCTTTAAATCCGAGGTAATTATCCGCCAGTCAATTGGTCGAGGCCTACGTCAACATGCGTCAAAAGACATTGTAAACATCATAGATTTCGTGGATGACATCTCATCGCCGGACTGGGATAACTATCTAATGAGGCATGCAAAAACACGCCAAAAAATCTATCGTGAACAGAAGTTTGACTACGAAATAAAAAATGTATCTTTTGAGGGGGATATATAATCAAAGAATAAAAAAATAACTTAATAAGAACCCATGAATAAATTAGTTTCATTCGAAAATTTTATTAGCCAGAAAGCAGAACAAGCTGCTGCCGTGGTTAGAGAAGAGCAAGAAGCAAAAAGATCTTCATCTGCAAATTCATTTAAAGCACTCCTAGCAGAATACGGTGTTGCCGAAGTGGCAGAATTAACCGAGGATCAAAGATCAGAATTCTTTGCTAAACTAAGAGGTGCTGAAGTAAATGAAATGCTTTTTTGCACTAGCCTTGAGGCTTTAAACGAAGCAGTTAAAGTTTCTTCTAAAAGAGAAGCTAACAAAGTATGGAATGTTTATACGAAAATCTTTACTGAGGCTACAGCTTTAACTAAAGATAAAGAAAATCATATGGGCGCAATCAGAGAACTTTTCTGGGCGTCAATGGAGGATGCTAACTTCGGTAAAGAAGGTTATGTAATTATGAACTTAATTAAAGCACCTGCTAAATTCAAATCACTTAATGTGAATCTTGCTGAACTTGGAAACTTTTCAATTCAAGTAGGTCCTTCAACAATCAAAGCATATTTAGATACACTTTACGGTAGAATTTCTTCTGCTGCTAAATGGAGCGGTATCGCAATCGTTGAAGGTACAGCACTTTACCTAGACTCAATCGGTATGGGTGGAACTGGCCAAGCGTTAATCGATGATTTTAATGCACAATTCAACGAGTCTCTAGTTAGTGAGGCTTTCTTTAAAGCTAAAGATTTTAATAAAACTTTGGTCACTTATGGTGTTGATTTAAAAGCAGATGAAATTTATATCGTTAAAGTTGCTAAAGTTATTGAGGCTGGTTTCCCAACTACATCGGACGTTCCAGATAAGAGATTCCATGATATGATGGGTATGATGCTTGAAGAGAATTGGTTAAAACAATATGACAAATTACCAAAACCGGGTGATATTCTTCCAGCTCCTAAGAAAGATAAAGCATTTGAATCTACAGTTGTAGAAAAGAAAGATGAGATATTCACTGCTTATATTGCAGATAAAAGAAAACCAGGTGGTTCAGACAAAGACATCATGGATGATTATGGTCTACAAGTTAAAAACAGAGACAGAGATGGATTTGATGTTGTAGGTTATAAAGCGGACATCGAAGCATTTGCTGCAGATCACAGTATTATTCTAGATGAGATCACTCTAGCAGAGTCTAAAGTCAATGAAGCTGAGATTAAGTCTGACGAAGAGTTTAAAGAATATGCATTTGCAGTTCTTAAGAAAGCTTTCGGTGAAGACTTTGATGAGGCTAAAGCAACAGAAGTTGTTGATGGTATTTTAGGTAAAACAAAAGGTGACTATGCTAAAGCAGCAGGTATGCTACAAAGCTCACTAGGATAATATAAAACAACACATGAAACCAATTTTAACACTTAAAGACTTCTTAGTTGAACGTGAGTTTAGATCTCTTGTAGAATCTGAGATGATCTTAGAGGGTGGTGCTGCAGGGCATATGAGCCATCCATTCGATAATAAGAACCTGACGTTCGGTGACTTTAAAGCACTTGTTGAAGGTGGTTTGAAAGGTGAACTAAACTTTGAAGAGGAGCCAACTGAAAAAACCGATGGTCAGAATGTTTTCGCTACAATTCAAAATGGTGAAGTTAAGTTTGCAAGAAACAAGACAGAACTGATGCGTCCTATGAGCTTGGCTGATTTTAAAGCTAAGTTTGAAGGCCATGCAAGTAAGATGGTACAGGATACTTTCCAATTTGCAGCAGAGGATTTGGCTTACTTATTAATCAAACTACCAGTTGCAGTTCAAGATGCTACTTTCCAAAACGGAAAGAACTTTATGAACATGGAGTTAATCTACTCACAGAATCCAAATGTGATTCATTATGACGTGGATGTAATTCAGTTCCATGGTATTAAAGAGACTGATGGTCAAGGTAATATCATCAATGAAAACCCTAAAGCAGCATCAGA